TCACATAAAAGATCAAGCAAAAGCCTATCAAGATTTAATTTATAAAGTGTGTTTGATTTACTTGAATAATGCTATAAAATCATATAAGGCATCTTTAATTCAAGAATTGATACAAGGAGATTCCGAGGATTTAGCAAAAATAATAAAAGGTATTTGAAATGGCAATAACATCAACATTAACTACCAGCTTCAAGAAAGAACTTCTTACAGCTACTCATAATTTTGCCACTAACGGCAATGCTTTTAAGTTAGCTCTATATACAAGTTCAGCTACATTAGGTGCAGCAACAACTGCATTTACAACAACCGGGCAAGCAAGTGGTACTAACTATACTTCAGGCGGAGCTGCTTTAACTAAAGTAGCACCAACAAGTGCTGGAACTACAGGGTTTACAGACTTTGCAGATTTAACTTTTGGTACAGCAACTATTACTGCTAGAGGTTGTATGATTTATAACGACACTAATAGTGATAAATCAGTAGCTACAATTGATTTTGGTGGAGATAAAACTTCTACCGCAGGAGACTTTACAATTGTATTTCCAGCAGCAGCAGCATCTACAGCGATTATTAGAATCGCTTAAAGAGGCCTTAAATGGCTAACATTACAGGTTGGGGTCGTGGAACCTGGGGTTCAAATACTTGGGGTGAGCCTAACCCTGTAACGCTTACAGCACCGGGCGCAGCTACATCTGCTTTAGGTACTGTAACTCTTAAATGTGATAACAATATTATTGTTTCAGGCCAATTAGGTACTGGAGCAGTAGGTACGCCTACTTTTGATTGTGAAGCCAACGTAAGCCCTACAGGACAATCAGGTACTAGCGCATTAGGGTCTATAACAGTAGATGCTGAAGCCAATGTCACACCATCTGGCCAATCAAGTACAAGTTCTTTAGGCACGCCTTCTATAGATGCAGAGGCTAATGTAACGCCTACTGGACAAGTTGGGACTACAGGTGCTCCTCAAGCTGGAGTAAATGCTCAAGCAATAGCAAGCGTACCGGGTGTCGTAGGTAGTGTAGGAAGTTTATCAGTTGATGTAGATGGTGAGGCAAATGTTCCTGTATCTGGCGTTAGCGCAACAGGATCTGTTGGTTCTGTAACTATACATCACAATGCTAGATTTGATGTAGATGGTGTCTCTGCAACAGGATCTGTAGGATCACCTACAGTTGTAGCAAAAGCTAATATATCAGTAATTGGAGTTTCAGCTACAGGTGAATTAGGAAATCCTTTTGTTTGGAGCCTTATAGATGAAACACAAACACCAAATTACAGCGATATTACAGATACACAAACATCTAGTTTTACAACCATAGATCAAACTCAAACTCCCGGCTGGGAAGATGTTGCTTAACTATGCAGAAGAAAGGTAATATAATCAATTGAACGGAGAACAATAAATGGCAAGCACATACGTAAACGATCTTAGACTCAACGAAATGGCGACAGGTGATGCGTCAGGAACTTGGGGAGATACAACAAATACCAATCTTGAGTTGATTGGTGAAGCCTTAGGCTTTGGAACAGAAGGCATAACAACCAACGCAGATACTCATACATCTACAGTAGCAGATGGAGCTACAGATCCAGTAAGGGCGATGTATGTTAAATATACAGGCACATTAGATTCAGCTTGTACGATTACGATTGCACCTAACACAATCAATAGGATGCAATTTATAGAGAACGGAACAAGCGGTTCTCAAAACATAATAATTTCACAAGGTTCTGGAGCTAACGTAACTATACCTCCAGGAGATACTAAAGCAGTTTACCTAGATGGTGCTGGTTCAGGAGCTGCGGTAGTAGATGCTTTCGCTAGTCTTTCTGTAGTAGACCTAGACGTAGATGGAACTGCAAACCTTGATGTTGTAGACGTAGATGGTACTGTCAACTTTGCAGCTGATGTAACATTTGCGGATGGTGCTGATTTAATTACTGCATCTGCTGGTACTTCTAATACTCGCATAGGTGTCAACGCTGGTAACAGTATTGCATCTGGCGGTAATTACAACGTGGTTATAGGAGACGAAGCTGGAACTGCCTTAACGACAGGCGATAATAACGTGGCGATTGGCTTTGAGGCTCTAAGTACCGAAGACGCAGACGGAAATAATGTCGCCGTAGGTTATCAATCCCTCAAAGCAGCAAATGTAGGAGGAACTGGAAATCATGTAAGTGTCGGTTATCAAGCTGGCTTGGCTTCAACGACAGCCACGCAAAATACCCTAGTAGGCTCATTAGCTGGAACTGCTTTAACAGAGGGCAGTCAAAACATAGCCATAGGATATGCGGCTTTAGATGCAGACACTTTAGGAGGCAGAAGTGTTGCTATCGGAAGACTTGCGTTAAGCGCACAAAATCAAACTACCTCAGTAAGCACATACAATATAGCTATCGGATATAATGTTGGTGATTCAATAACTACGGGGGTAAGTAACGTCCTTATAGGCGGACTCACGGGTGATTCACTTACTGACGCAGATTTTAACGTAGCAATAGGAAGAAGTGCTTTAAGTGCAGATACTTTAGGAAGCAAAACAACAGCACTTGGATATCAAGCTTTGGCTGTTCAAAACTTTACAACTGCTACTGATTCTTTTAACACAGCAGTAGGATATAACGCTGGTGCTTCAGCAACCACAGGTACAATTAACACTCTCGTGGGGGCAGCAGCGGGATTAGACCTTACAAGTGGAAATTCAAATACTGTTGTTGGTTATAATGCCCTTGCTAATGAAACACAAGGCGATAGAAACGTAGCGATAGGAGTAGAATCATTAACAATTCAAAACAACACAACAAACACAGATGCTTATAATACAGCAGTAGGCTATTATTCAGGAAGAGGCATCACTACAGGCGTTCAAAACACCATTATTGGTGGTCTAGCTGGTGATGCTCTAACTACAGGAAATAGCAACGTATCTGTTGGTTATAACAGTTTAAGCACTAATACGGCATCGCATAGGAATACAGCAATAGGCGAAAACGCTTTAGCTACATTTAATGTCACTACTTCAACAGATACTTACAATACAGCAGTTGGTTATAGTGCTGGTGTAGACATAACTACAGGGATTAACAATACACTTATTGGTGGACTTGCGGGTGATGCTTTAACTACACCTAACAACAATGTTGCTGTAGGTAGTGAGGCGTTAACAGCAGACACCCTTGGTACAACTTCAGTTGCAATCGGCAGATCAACTCTTAAAACTCAAAACTTTACCACTTCTACTAGCACATATAACACAGCTGTAGGCTATACAGCTGGTCTGTCAATCACCACAGGAATTCAAAACACTCTTATTGGTGGTTTAGCTGGTGATGCGTTAACAGATGCAGATTATAATGTGGCACTAGGTACATCAGCTTTAGGCGCAGAAACTTTAGGCTCAAGAAACACCGCCCTTGGTAGAGCTGCTTTAGGCAGTCAAAACTTTACTACTGCTACAGATTCATACAACACCGCCGTTGGTTTTAATGCTGGTAATATAGTCACCACAGGAGTCCGCAACACCCTCATCGGTGGGAAGGTAGGTGATGCTCTGACAAGTGGTAATAACAATACCGCTTTGGGGTTCAATGCTTTAACCACTGATACGCTAGGCGATAGAAATGTTGCTATTGGTAGTCAAGCTTTACAAACTCAAAATTTTACAACAACTACAGATTCTTATAACACAGCTGTTGGGTTCAACGCAGGAGGCGTAGTAACCACAGGAATTCAAAACACTCTTATTGGAGGACTTGCTGGAGATGCTCTTCAAGCAGCGGCAGACAATGTTGCAGTAGGTTTTGAAGCATTAACTACTGAAACTGGCGGTCAAAATAACGTAGCAATTGGGCCACGCGCTTTAAAGGCTCAAGTTAATTCTTCTGGCAATATTTACAATACCGCAGTAGGGTCAAGTGCAGGCACCGCAGTCACCACGGGCAATTTAAATACCCTTGTAGGGGGACTAGCTGGTGATTCTTTAACTGATGCAGATCGTAACACGGCTGTTGGTGTTTCTGCTCTTGGCAACGATACATTAGGTAGTAAATCAACAGCCATTGGTGTTGCTGCTTTATTTGAACAAAACTTTACTACTGCTACAGATGCTTATAATACCGCAGTCGGTTATGATGCTGGTACTAACGTAACCACGGGCATAAAAAACACATTCGTGGGTGGTCTTGCAGGTGATGCGATTACTACGGGCGAAGAAAATACTATAATAGGGTATAACGCTCGCGTGGGTGCGGTTGGCAACGACAGATGTAATGTCATAGGGGCTGAAGTTTCTGGTGCTAGTGATTATACAACTTTAGGGTATAGCACTAGTGAAATTAGAGCAGCACACGGCACAGCAACATGGGCAGCAGTATCTGACGAACGCTACAAGAAAGACATTGTGGATTCTACAGCAGGTCTAAGTTTTATCAATGCTTTACAGCCTCGCACCTTTAAGTACAAGACCCTTGGCGAACTACCTGAAACCTTTAATGCCTATAAAGCTGGCTCAACCGAAGTTTTTAAAAACTCTAACACCAACCATGGATTTATAGCTCAAGAAGTTAAAGCAGCTATTGATGCTGATAACAGTATTAAAGATGGTTTTAAACTTTGGGATGACAGAGAAGATGGTTCGCAAGAAGTAGCAGAAGCAGCATTAATACCAATGCTTGTAAAGGCAATCCAAGAACAACAAACTTTAATTGAGTCACTTACGGCTCGTATAACAACCTTAGAAGGGTAGGAGTAAAATATGGCTAGAACAGCTGATGAAAAAAACGAAATGTATAACACAATGGTCGGTATGATAACTGTTGTTGATAATACATTAGACGATAGCAATGAGTATGCAAACGATTTAACCAATGTTGAAAAACAAGAAAAAGTTTTACGCACTAGTGGTTATTTAGAGTATGGATTGGAATTTGCTGATTATGGTTCTAAGAGCCTGACTGCAATCGAAGCAGCAGTTACAAAAGCAAAAGCATACACACCATAAATCTATGCAAGAACAAGAGGTAAAAATTCTGCCTTTACCAGCGGTTTATATTATGGAAACCACCATGCCTGAAAGTATGGTTGATTCTGTAAACGACTATATTGATGAATATAGAAAAAAAGAAGATCGCGAATCATTAGCACCTACGTTGGTAGGGCAAATAGATAAAGGTGAACAATTACTACTAGACCATACTGATAAGAGACTAGCTGAATATACTCAGTTTATTAGCAATCTAGGTGTTGAATACATAAACCATTATGGTAAATCTGGTAATAAAGTAAGTGGACCAAAACAAGTAGAAACAGATCAAACTTGGTCAGTACACAGTTATGATGGAGACTATAACCCTATACACGATCATGGCACTAAAACTGTTATGGGTATTTCTACTACTGCTTGGACTAAAGTACCAGAACAAATAGGCAGAACTAACGCTACCTCACCAACGTATTCTTTGTATAACGAAAGTGGTCACGCAGATGGCTGTATTATGTTTTCGTATGGACAAACATCATCCCTAGACTCTGAAAGACTAAAACCATCACAATTAATCACAGTAACCCCAGAAGTAGGAAAACTATTAGTATTCCCTTCTTGGTTACAACATATGGTCTTTCCCTTCAAAGGCGAAGGCGAAAGACGAACTATCGCATCCAACTTAAATTGTTGGGATGTGCAACAACCATCACCAGAGGAGGTGCAATAATGTCCGAAGAAGCCGTAATATTTATAGATGATAAAGAAGTAAAAGTATCAGAGTTGTCAGATCAACAAAAATACTTACACTCGCAATTACTAGATTTAAGAAACAAAGAAGCTAGTCTTAAGTTTCAACTAGACCAAGTAGCTGCTAGTATGTCAGTTTTTCAAAACGCTTTTGTTGAAGCTTCAAAAGAAGTAGCAGACGAAGTTCTAAAAGAAGAAGGAGAAGAAGATGGAAATGATAGTTAACGCATTATCCTGGATAACAATAGTAGTAACAGTTGCAAGCTTAATAGCTGCGAGCACTCCGACTCCGAAGGATGACGTATGGATTGGTAAGCTATATAAGTTTTTAGATCTACTGGCTTTAAATATTGGTAAGGCCAAGGAGAAGTAATGAATTGGTTAAAAAAAATGTGGCAAAACGTCAGAGGCGTTGAAGAAAAAACTGTTAGAGCCAGAACAGAAGACGGTAAGTTTGTTGCAGATGACAAGTCTACCCCGGACGTTAACGAGGCCTACACTACTGTAGAGGTAGAAAAAGAATAATGTCCTCATCTCAAGACGCACTACATAGAATAGAAATGCACGAAAAAGAATGTGCTATACGCTATCAAAATATAGAAAAGCGTCTAGATGAAGGATCTGAAAAGTTTAAGAAATTAGAGAATATGCTCTGGGGTGTTTATCCATTTATGGTAGGAGCTATAGTCTTAACAAAGTTTTTATAGATGGAAGAAGAAATCAAAACTGAACCAGCTATAAAAAAGAAGCTAGAACTAGACATAGAAGTTTCACCCAACTATCTATCAATCAACCCGTTTCAAAAATGGGTACATCTAGCTAAAACCGTAGACGCTTGGCGAATATTCCCTAGAGCGTTTGTCAGCGTCTACATCTTACTACTATATAAAGTAGTCACTTGGTTTATGACCATACCTGAACCTAACCTAGAACAATCAGCTTTAGTGTCTGTAGTTGTAGGTGCAATGGCAGCTGTATTTGGTATATACGCTGGTACATCAGGACAAAGCAAAAAGTTTAAAGGCGAGGATTAATCTTGGAAGCGTTCAATCTGATCGCTGAATTAGGTCTACCCATAGCCGGGGCTTTAATTATGGCCTACTTTATATTCTTGGTTATGAAACAGCTAATGGATGGTTTGATTAGCGAAATTAAAACTGTACAAGGAATTACCAAAATGCTCATCACTAGAGCTTCTATTATGAATAATGATATGATTCGTATAGACACAAGTGTTTCTAGTGCTTTAAACCTACCTCCTGACCTGGACAGAATAGCTAGAGCTGAGAACTTTGTAGAGGATGGCAAGATAGATGCCAGAAGAGATTAATGGATATAGTACAGATAGTAGCTGAATTTGGATTCCCGGTAGTCATGGTATTTGGACTAGGTTACTTTGTTTACTTTGTATGGCAAACCATTACCAACAAAATAGATCCTGCCGTTCAAGAAATGAAAGGGACTATTATAAGACTGACAGATCAATTACGTTTGTTAGACCAAGACATGATTCGTCTACAACAAAAAGTAAATACGGTTATTGAGGTTAAGGAGCAAGATGAAAAATCAAAAAAGACCTGATGAAGTATTACTGATAGCTTCCATGATAATTGTCATGTTTGTTGTTTTGTCTGTACAAGCTGATGAAATGACACACAAGTTTAAGAATCCAAGCTTTTCAGGTGTTGGCACATCTAGTCACTATCTAACTATAGAGAATCAAGAGTTCAATAGAAAAGAAGCCATACGTGAGGAAATACAGGCTTATGTAGAGGAACTAGAAAGAGAAGCTGACAACACTACGTTAGCTAGATTTATACGTAACCTAGAGAGTAGAATATACGCACAACTAAGCAGACAGTTAGTTGATAGTTTATTTGGTGAGACTGCATCTGATTTTGGTATTCTAGAATTAGAAGGTAACACTATAGAATATAGAGTAGAAGACGATAAAGTAACATTAATAATTACAGATGAAGAAGGAAACACAACAGAAATTACTGTACCTCTTGGTTCCTTTACTTTCTAGCTGTGCTTTAATTGTAGACCCTTTAGATAATGGGCTACCGCCCATAAGAAGTATTGATTCAGCAGAGGTTGGTATCTTGTTAACCAAACTATCAGAAGCACCTGTACCTATACGCAAGCCTGTAGTGGCTGTATATCCTAACTCTTTTAAAGATGATACAGGTCAACGTAGATCTAACAGTCAGTACGCTAGTTTTAGTACAGCTATCACGCAAGCCCCGGACGCTTACTTAATTAGAGCATTACAACACTCTAATGTATTTGATGTAGTAGAACGTAAAGGTTTAGATAACCTCACTAAAGAAAGACAAATCATACGTACAACACGTGAATCGTTTGATGAAAAACAAAAGGTCAAACCGTTATTATTTGCAGGTTTGTTAATGGAGGGAGGTGTCGTAGGTTATGAAACCAATATTAAATCAGGTGGTGCCGGTGCAAGATACCTTGGAATCGGTGCATCAAAAGAATATAGACAAGATTCTGTAACCATATCTCTACGCACAGTATCTGTTAGTACAGGCAAAATATTGTTTGAAGTACTAGTAACCAAGTCAATTCTTAGCGCATCTGTATCAAATGACATATTTAGGTTTTATGCCAACAACACTGAATTAGTTGAAATTGAGAGCGGTATAGTAGAAAATGAGTCTGTAAACATTGCTTTACAGATGGCAATAGAGACAGCAGTGTTACAAACAATAGAGGAGGGTTATAAAGAGGGCTATTGGAAACAAAGAAAGGTAGAAGAATGAAAAAACTCTTAATAATATTATTCATGTCCCTCCCTCTGGTCGGTGCTGACAATGAAATATTTATAGACCAGTCCGGGGCTACATCTAACTTAGATATAGAACAAGTTGGAGGTAGTGGCAACATCATCGGTGGTGCTGATGCTTCAGCTGGTTCTATGACTGCATTAGATATTGATGGCGGAACTATGACTTTGGATATACTGCAAAAGGGCTCTACAAATAAATTTTTAGGAGACATCTGGGCAGATACCTACACAGGTTACTTTTCATTTATAGGGGATACCAATACATTTAACATGTCCACCGATGAGACCAACGCTACGGGTGCTGATGGTTCTAATGTAAATGTACAAGTGACAGGCAACACAAACACCATGACTTTGAATCATGCTATGACTGCACTAGCAGCAAACTTAGATTTAGATTGGACTATACAAGGTGATACCAACAATATTACCGCATCTATAGATGTTGATGGTGCAACTAACTATATGAATATAGATGGTGATGATAATGTTGTTACCTATGATGGCGATGGCTACGCTGGTGGCTACTTTCATCTTACGCATACAGGGGGATCAAGAACATTTAACATAGATCAGGAATCTACATCTGATAATGACTGGCTTAAAATTACATCTGATGGCTCTAGCGGTACTGTCTGTGTTACTCAGTCAGACGCAACTACTTCATTCGTCTGTTGAGATAGGCTCTATTTCAGAAGTTAGAGGTAACGCACAAGTTCTAAGAGACAAAGCTTACGGAGCTGAACTCAAGTTCAATATCCAACAAATGGATGATGTCCGTACAGAAGCGGGCAGAGTTGCTATAACCTTTGAAGATAGCTCTACAGTCAAACTTACTGAACACTCTAAGCTGGTTATAGATGAATACATCTATGATCCAGATCCTTCTAAATCAAAGATGGCTTTAAAGTTTGCTAGTGGCACAGCGCGATTTATTACAGGTAAATTTAATAACAAAAGCAATATATCTATCAAGACTCCTACTGCTGACATTGCGATTCGTGGTACAGATTTTACATGCACAGTAGATGAACTTGGAAGATCCCTTGTAATTCTGTTGCCAGATGAGAATGGTATCTCTAGTGGTGAGATCCTGGTGTCTACAGCTATGGGCAGTGTGACGTTGAACAAACCCTACCAAGCAACCACTGTATCTGTATACGAAAACAATCCTACTAAACCTGTTACCCTAGATATATCTTTAGATCTAATTGATAACATGTTGATTGTTAATCCTCCAGAGGAAACAGAACAACAAGCAGAAGAGACTCAAACAAGAACAACAGTAGATTACTTAGACTTTAATGACTTGGACATAGACTTTCTTAACGAAGACTTTCTTGATGCAGAAGCAGAGCTAGAGTTTACTGAACTAGATATTAACTACTTAGATGTAAACTTCTTAGAAGACTTGCTTAACGTACTAGATGCATTAGCTATATCTAAAGAAGACGATGCACTTAAACAAGGTGGCGTAGGTATACGTATTGTTGGAACAGAGATAGGCCAAGACAAAGACACGCAGATAACCACTATAGTATCCGGGCAAAACATTAGTTTAAATAGAACAGTCAATCAAAGTGCTAGATTAAACTTAAATGGTTCTAATAGTTATACTATTATATTGATACAAGATGGCGTATCTAACACTGTTAAAATTAATGGTGGATCTTCAACAACGATTACAATTAAACAAGGATCAGGATGAAAAAACTTATACCACTATCACTGATACTTATATTAGTCTTGCCATTTATCTATCAAACTACCCCACTTGAGGTGTTAAAACTTAAAACTTTTGATGCTTTAGTTAAAGATCAACAATCTTCTGAATATTTTACTGTACTTAATATCACTGAGAATGATATAACTAAAGAAGGTGGCTACCCTCTGAGTAGACAAAGACTCGCTGAAATACAAATAGAGTTATTAGAAAGAGGAGCAATTGGCGTTGGATGGGTGGTTGCCTTCCCACAACCTGACCGCTTTGGCGGTGATAAACAATTTGCTGAATCACTATCTTATGCACCTAGCGTTCTTGCCATGTTTGAAAATGACAATGGCGATTATCCTCCAACAACCGGGACAGTCATTCTGGGACCAGAAGACACAGGTGGCATAAACGCACAGGGCGTTATACAGAACATAGACATACTTAAACAGAACGCTAATCAAGGTATTGCAGTAGCTAGACCAGATGTTGATAATCTTATACGTAGATTGCCTTTGTTATTAAGAACACCAGATGGGTGGGTTCCAGCTTTTAGTACAGAAGTTTTAAAGATCCTGGCTGGTGCAGATACTTACATTATAAATACAAATGATAATGGTATAGAAGAGATATCAGTTAGAGGAATACCTCCAGCTAAAACTGACAATCTAGGCAGAAAATGGATTTCATGGGTTGTTCCACGTGAAACGTCTTTAGAAGAAATGAATGTAGCAAATACTTTTGTTTTTGTTGGCTTCACAGCCAAAGGCATTATGCCTCAATTAGCAACTCCAGTTGGGCTACTAGAACCACACAAGATACAAGCAGCTTTGGCAGAGAGCATACTGATACAAGATAGCCCCTACATACCAGATTATGCGTTGGCGGTAGAAGCAGTGATATTAGTTGGATCTATATTCGTTATGTGGATGTTATTAAATCTTTTAGGCATTACGTGGGGATTAATGTCTGGATTAACATTAATGATTGCTACGCTTGGTTATGGGTATTGGACTATACAACAGGGCATTCTTATAGACGTAACTTGGACTTTAATTTCACAGTTTATAACTGCAGCTGTTGCTTTCTATTTAAGATTTAGAGAACAGTACAAGCTAAGACAACAGATTAAAAAACAATTTGAGCATTACTTAGATCCTAGACAAGTTAAACAACTACAAAAGAATCCAGATCTGTTAAAACTAGGTGGAGAAAAACGTTATGCTACTTTTTTATTTACAGATGTTAGAGGCTTTACATCTATGTCTGAGAGATTAGAACCAGAAGAGGTCACATATATAATGAACAAAGCTTTAACTGCACAACAGAAAGCAGTACAGAAGCATGGCGGTATGGTGGATAAATACATTGGTGATGCAATGATGGCTATATTCAATGCACCTTTAGATTTAGATTATCACGAAAACAAAGCTATAGATTGTGCTTTAGACATACAGAAAAATATGGAAGATCTAAATATAGAGATGGCAGAAAAAGATTTACCACCTGTAGCTATTGGTATTGGAATCAATACAGGGTACGCAGTTATAGGGAATATGGGCAGCGAATCACGATTTGATTACACAGCCATAGGTGATGCCGTTAATACCGGGGCGCGTCTTGAAAGCGGAACTAAAGAAGCTGGCGTTGATCTGTTGATTGGCTACAACACTGCCATTAAAAGCGATTATAGGTTAAGATTATTAGAGCCTTTGAAGGTTAAAGGTAAAGATAAACCATTGGAAATATATACATGGGAATGAAACTATCATTAATACTAGGTGGCCTGTTGCTTCTAACAATAGCAGGATCAGGTTGGTATATAAATTATTTAAACGATCAGATCAGCATACTTAAAGGTAATCAGATTGTTTTAGAGACACAGATACAAGAACAAAACGAATCTATTGAACGTTATCTAGAGCAACAAAAAAACCAACAAGTTCAACTCAATCAACTAGAAGCTGAAAAACAAGAAGCAATGAAAGACGTAAACAGACTGCGTAAGACGTTTGCTAATCATGACTTAGATCAATTAGCTTTAGCAAAGCCCGGACTTATGCAAAGTAAAATTAACAAAGCATCAGCAAGAGTAATGACAACTTTAGAAGAATTAACCAACCCAAATCAATTTGATGAAAAACCTATTACTAATTAGCCTGTCTATATTTATGGCAAGTTGTTCAATGATGCAATCAGTTAAGCCTGTAGAAGTTAGAAAGATTGCAGAAAGACCACCCATGTATCATCCACCATTACCTTATCCAATGAGTTTATCTGAAGTAGATTGGGAGATCATGACACCAGAACTAATGGAACAATATCTTCAAAATCTAGAGAACGGAGATGCACCTAGACGTGCATACTATTCTTTATCAAGTAAAGAGTATGAAAACTTAAGCATGGACATGGCGGAAATTACTCGTTGGTCTAAAGATATTTTATCAATTATCAAGTATTATAGAGAATACGACAAACCAAAGGGGGAACCTAATGAGTAAATCACCAGACGAATTTGTATACAGAGCTACGTTAGATAGAATCGTAGACGGAGATACCTTTGACTGCATTTTAGATCTTGGTTTTGATGTAAAATTACACAAGCAAAGAGTAAGGCTTGCTGGTATTGATACACCTGAAAGTCGTACTAGAAATCTAGCAGAAAAAGCATTAGGTCTAAAGGCTAAAGAAAGACTTCAAGAACTTTGTACTGGTCAATTTAAAGTAAAATCATTAGGTAAAGGTAAGTATGGAAGGATTCTGGGAATACCGTACACTGAAGACGGTGAAGATATTTGTGCAAAACTTATTGAAGAAGGCCATGCAGTGGAGTATTGGGGTGGGACAAAAGTTAAAGTTTGGGGATAAGATGAACATATCACAAGAGGGTATAGCTTTAATTAAAAAGTTTGAAGGATGTAAACTTGAGGCTTACCAAGACTCAGTAGGAATTTGGACAATTGCATACGGCACTATTAAAGGCGTTAAAGAAGGCGATAAAATAAACCAAGACGAAGCAGAGCATTTATTACAAGAAGAACTGCCTGAATACGAAGGCTATATAAATGATATGGTTAAAGTACCTTTAGAACAAAATCAATTTGATGCTCTGTGTTCTTGGGTTTACAATTTGGGACCAACTAATTTAAAAGAATCCACGATGTTAAAAGTATTAAACGAAGAGAAATACGCAGAAGTACCACAACAGATTAAACGTTGGAACAAGGCTGGAGGAAAAGTACTTGATGGTTTAATACGTAGAAGAGAAGCAGAAGCTTTGTTATTTGAAGGAAAAGAATGGCTGTAACTAAACTAATATTTAATCCGGGGATTAATAAAGAATCTACTGATCTTATGGATAAAGGCGGATGGGCAGATGGTAACTTAGTTAGATTCAGAAAAGGCTTACCAGAAAAGATTGGCGGTTGGAATAAATCAACAACCGAAAACTATGAAGGTACAGGTCGTGCACTAACAGCATGGGTTGCTCTTGATGGTACAAGGTATTTAGGTTTAGGTACTACCTTTAAATATTATGTTACAACCGGTGATGTTCTTAATGACGTAACTCCAATCCGTGTAACAACTGGCAGTAATGAAATATCTTTTTCTGCAACTAATGGATCTTCTACTTTAACAGTAACAGACAATAGTCATGGTGCTGCTGCAAATGACTTTGTTACTTATAGTGGATGTGCAACATTAGGAGGTTTAATAACAGCTAATGTATTAAATCAAGAATATCAAATTGTTACAGTTACAGGCGTTAATACTTATACGATTACAGCTAAAGATACTTCTGGTGCAACAGTAACGGCTAACTCTAGCGATAGCGGTAACGGTCAAGGGACAGTTATTGGTGCATATCAAATTAATGTAGGTTTAGATGTATACGTACAATCAACTGGTTGGGGTGCTGGAACTTGGGGTGCTGGAACATTTGGATCATCAAGTGCAATATCAGAATCAGGACAATTAAGACTTTGGTCTCACGATGCTTTTGGAGAAGATCTAATCATTAATCCTAGAGCCGGTAGCGTTTATTATTGGGATGAATCATCAGGCACAAGTGCTAGAGCAGTAGACATTACAACTTTATCTGGAGCAAATTTATCTCCAACCAAAGGTCTTCAAACCATTGTTAGTGATATTGATCGTCACGTTATTGTATTGGGTGCAGATCCAATTGTAGGTAGTGCTAGATCTGGTGCTATAGATCCTCTATTAATAGCATTTTCTTCTCAAGAAAGTATTACAGAATGGGAGCCTACTTCTACAAACACAGCTGGATCATTAAGATTATCATCTGGATCTCAAATTATTGGTGGGTTAAGAGCAAGACAAGAAATATTAATATGGACTGATACTGCTTTATATAGCATGCAATTTGTTGGTGCTCCTTTTACTTTTGGAGTTAATTTAATTAACGAAAACGTTGGTCTTATATCTCCGAATGGATTTGTTAATGCACCTGATGCTGTGTATTGGATGGCTAGAGATGGTTTCTATACATACACCGGATCAGTGCAAAGATTAGAATGTTCTGTTTTAAATTATGTCCTCGATGATTTTAATTCAAGTCAATCTTTTAAAGTAACAGCATTTACAAACAAAGAGTTTAATGAAGTAGGTTGGTTCTATCCATCTTCTTCTAGTACAGAAATAGATAGATATGTTGCATATAACTATTTAGAAGGTGCATGGAGTATTGGAGAACTGTCACGTACAGCCTGGTTAGACGATGGTATATTTCAAAAACCTAGAGCAACCGGTAAAGATAGTTCTGTTAATTACATCTACATTCATGAAGATAGTGATGATGCAGACGGCCTACCAATGGACAATGTCTTTATAGAGTCTGGTGATATTGATATTGATGATGGAGAAAAGTTTGGCTTCGTAAAGAAAATTATTCCAGATGTTAAATTTATTGGAAACAATTCTAGTACTGGTCAAATAAACTTTGTGCTAAAAACAAGAAACTTTCCGGGAGATACTTTAACTACTAACTCTACTAATAATGTAACAAGTAGCACACAACAAAACTATGTTAGGGCTAGATCTAGACAAATGGTGTTTAGGGCTCAGTCAGATGATGATGCAGCCACAGGAGTAAGAACTGGTTTCAAATGGAGACTTGGAGCAAACAGATTTGAAATTAGACCTGATGGAAAAAGATAATGGCAAGGCTTTTAGAAAGTAGATTACCATTAGCCTTAAACAATGTTGATTCAACAACGTTCAATCGTCTAGTTAGAATACTAGAAATTAACTTAGGACAGTTCGATCCTAACTCAACACCACAGTTTAATGATTCTGAGATTACTACTT